CGTGTGTATGAACTGACTGAGAATGGACGGTCTTCTACCTTATGATAGTCGAACCGTCCAGAGCTGTGGGAATCATCAGACTGACTTTTGCGACCTTCGGTGAAATACCGAAGAAGCATTAGCCAGCCGTCGATTACCTTGTTAACACGAGGTGACTTGACGTCCCAAACGTACCATTGTTGCGTCCGCTCCCATTGCTGAGAGCTTAAACGCTTATTGATACGTGAACGCTTCGGTCTTTTGTCCTCATGGACTTCTATTAGGCTCGGGCATGAAAGATTCATGTCCTTCGCCGGAATTGCACCATAAACTGTATGCAATAACCCTACGATATAATCATAGGTATGGAAGTACTTCCTATTGTATAGTTCATTCGCGTAAGCGATCCAACTAACATAGGCGTCAGGCGATGGTTTTGACGACCAAACCGTACGTATTCGTACTGGTGTGACATCGACTCCTTTGTAGGCGTCCATGCCACAGGATTCTCTGAAGGATCCTTTGATGCAGCTCTTGTCACGGTTTACTTTTAAACCAAATGACTCGAGCAGTTCGATAGCGCGATCCGCATAAGCGGTTGGGACTATCACGTCATCACCATACACATGTATCCCGTTCTCGTAAACGCTTCGCAGCGTATACGGGTGGTGTTCCACCATATCATCCTCGGCCACATTTTTGTGACCTGGATAATAACGAGCGGGTACTACATCGAGCTTCCCGGCTGCTAGTATAGCCCACACAGTAAGCGCAAGGATGGGAAAGCATAATGCTGATCCCATCGGTGCAAACTTGTAGAGGGGTAATATAGTGCCGTCAGGAAGCACAGTCGAGCAACTCCTGCAGGACTCCAAGTACTTATATAAGTGCTCGGGGAATAGCAGGCGAACCAACGCAAGACTTACACGATCCGAGGCCTCTGATAGGTCTAGGGTCGCATATCCTCCGGTAGCTGAGCCATACAAGGCCGCTATTCGGTTGGGAGCTTGGTCGGTGAAGAAGACATTGAACTTGGTAAGTTCAGTCTTCTCCACATGGTCTACAATGGCTTTACCGAGTCCTTGCTGGACCCATTGATAATCAACGGGTTCGCAAGAGATCAGCCTAGGCCCGCGAGAATCTTTCGGAACCAGCACAACCCGTGCTGGTAGATTCTCCCTACTAAGGCCCTGAAGGGCCTGATAGTGATCACAAACGTGACCGAGAGAAGCGTAGAAATACGCGTCAAGCGGGTATACACGAGTGATCTTCGCCGATACATTAGTCCAATGAAACTTCTCCCAGAGTTGTTGCCTTGTGGCAACTGCTCCGGGGCCGTGACGTGGGACGATGTCCGTCGGGTCAAAGAATGCGAACGCATCCGAAAGGAGACGTTTTGCATTGCGTATTACCTCTTCGGTAGTTTCAGTAGCTTTCTGGCTACGTCGACTGCCAAGGGTAATAGGGAGGTTAGGATCAGCAGGGGTAAACCCACGAATCCTTTCATCCCAATGAGTGAGGTCGCTTTCGGTTCTTTCGAACTTAGAGATGACTTCATGTTCTTGTTCCTCGGTATACGGCAGCTCGTACTTGTAAAACAAGCCGAATATCTGCCGTAGGACCTTAATGCAGTTAATGCACGGATCCGGAAGAACAGTCCCGTCTGGTTGTAGTACCTTACTGAACAGCTCGCCCATAAATTTGGGTAGCTGAGTACCTGGCATGGCTTTGAAACCATGTTGAGTACAGTTCATTGGGGTATCACACGATAAGGCCTTATCAAAGGCCTTGCCCAGACGAGGCAAGGTTTTCGTTAGAAAACCTGCGCCTTCCGAAGAAAGCCTAGTCCTCACCTTTTCAAGGGTGAGTCTAAGCTGTTTTGTGTTGAACACAACTCCATGCGACGTATTCACGTCGGTGAGAAGTGCTGCGATGAGTTTATACTTATCTAGGCTCTTAATGGGCACCATATGGTTTCCCTCCTAGAGCTAAGGCACCTAACACCGATCCACTGTACGTTGTACGAGCCAACTGCGTAGTCTGAGATATTAGGGTCAGGAGAATCCACTGGAATGTGGACCTACCTGTACCGCAACATTAGATCTCACGCAGCCTGAACAATTAGTAATACCATCCTATTATGGACAATACCGTAATCGTCAGCTCTTGTCTACCTTCAGCCAAAGCACCGAGGACCAAATGGGCGCCACGAAAAGTCGTGACCACCAAAATGGTTGCCTTAATGCAAGTAGCTTCTTGGATAGACCAGAGTCGCAACATAGTGCTTCCTCAGACTGTAGTGCCAATTGGTGAGACGTTTGAGCCACCAGTAGTTAACGTGATGCCCGTCGTTGTGGATATCGATCCACAACAAGGGCTCTCGCTCTACCAGCTAGGCTCGGCCTACCAAGTAACATATATGTCTTAATATTGGACACACTATGCATGTCAACGTTAGAGAAAGGACTGCTGCGGAAAGCCGCAGCAGCCCAATCAATGAACGCCCAAGATGATGTGAGCCGTTAAAGGCTCCCATTCAACAAGGCGTCAGCGCCGCTGCCGGTGCAATTGAAGAGCACTGTCGTCCCTGCGCCAGTTGTGGCACAGAAAGACATAAGCTCTGCAAGCACATTAGCAGCTTCTGCGTTGGTAGCCATGAGCCCAATAGGGGCATCAAGCACCATATACGCAGACACCGTGTAAGGCGTGACGTTATCGATGGTCGAGACGACAGTTTTGTCGAATCGGACCACCGAGCGTCGACGCATCTTCGAGTTGGCACCAGTTTCCTGGTGTGCAATCGTCAGACGGTGTGGTAAAGCAGGACTTTCTCCAATCATGAAGAAAGTCCGTTTACGGCCCTGGCTGTCCTGGTGATTGAATTCAACTTCAGTCCCAGCACTGTTCTTAACTTCGTTTGTGTTAAGTGTATTACTTAGCATATGATGTTATCTAACGGAAAGGCCCTCTTAACGAGGGTTTGCACCGAACTAGGCGTAAGTGCCTATCGGTCGTCGAGAACCTCCTAGAAACCTCTCAATCCGCAGGGGCATTGTAGTAGCTGCTACTCCTTTCCAGTACCCGTAAGGGCCCGTGGAATCGTGGACAATAGCGCGCATACGTGCTGATCCTGCTAACTAGTTCCGTCCCATCTTCGATGGGCAGGCAAGCGGACGCTCACCCTGACACCTACCTTAAGTCCTCGGAATGTAATTCCAACGACGTGGGGTACGGTACCAGAGCTACCCGGCCAAGCGTAACTAGCAAAGAAAGAGAACTAATTAGGAACTTAACGACGGTTACTATGCCGCTTCCTTCGTGAAAACACGAGGGAATTGGCGAGACTCGCTTCAGTGAAGCTAAGTCCACTCGTAGTTAACGAGTTCATATCCGGTTTGCACAATCCACGGCGATAAGCCGTTTCATATACAATCGGATATGGTATAGTCTGTGGTGGCAAGGGCGCATTTTGCTCTCCGAAGCAGGACATCTTGTTCTGCACCAGGATAGAGCGTGAGCGCTTAATGCTCCACAGATATTGGTGTATGCATATCTCCGGGTCCATGAGACCCACTCGTTGAGTTGACAGCCATCGGTTCACACCGACAAGCCAATCAACGACGAATGACCAAGGAATCGCGTTCCAGACGATCACAGGGTTAAGGTTAACCCCTAGACGATCTAGTAACGATAATAATCGAGCATGCTCGACTTGGTAGTCAGAGTAAACGTAAGAATACTCTAACTGTGCATGGAACACTGATGGTTCGACGTATACATAGCGTTGGAGTGTGGAAGTAGCGTTTATTAAAACGTTACTACCCCAGTATCCGTGGCTTCCATAATAATGGAGTCCCTGAGGCATCGTTTCCTCAGACTGACTAGTATACTCGACGAAGCTCTTGCTAAAATGTGCAAGGCGCTTCTTACCTCCCGAACGGGAGACGAAGCCGTTTAAACGGCGTTCGGCCCGCGACAGTGCTGTATAAACAGCACATATGTCAGATATTAGAGGTGACACATTAAACTTATATTGTAAGTGTGTGTCCGCCCCTACACGAGTCAACTCTCTTAAGGTCTTATCCCCACTCCGGTTAAAGAGTAAGTCTTTGATCGAATTAAGAGACTTCGGTAAGGACTTAAAGTCTTTCAGTTCTATAATAGAATTGATCAACGATAAGTCTGGCTTGATTCTGGGCAGCATACTCTGCAAAGAGTGTGCTATCCAATCGTCAAGGTTCTGAGGCGGCGGTACGAAATCGCCAGTCTCAGATTCTACACGAAAAGCTGGTAAGTTCGCATTGAACTCACCAGGTGACCCGTATGCCCCCTGATAAAACAGGCAAGGCTCCTTAACTTCTCCAAACGCCATATGAAGCCCCTCTCCGGGGCTCCAAGCGTCAGTGGTGAAGTTAATTCCTAGACCATCATTGGTTCCAACCCAGCGTTTGTAATGCTGGAACTGTTTCCAATGACGACCCCTATTCGTATCTTTCTTAACCTCCTCGTAGAATTCCGGTAAATCCGGATGCGAGAAGGTGACAGATAGACCGTTATAGAAAGGTGACCGTTGAAATGTCACTGGACAATCAACGTTATACCCCGGGCGGAGCCTGGATCGTGGCATATAAGTGGTATGACATAGACGTGGAGTTAACCAGAAAAGGTTAACGTATTAAACGTTGAGTTCAATACAAGGGTGGCGCCCAACAGGGGCG